TGCTGGTAATCCACCATAGATACTTCCTGACAATAGTGCATTAAACACATAAGAACCAGTATCAATGTATTGTGAAACTTCACCACCAAAAATACCATCGTCAACTAACATACCGTATTCGTTTCCTGCTGCTTTAGCAAGGTCACTCATATAACTCATATTTTCCCTTTCAATTATTTTTAATCATACTTAATGATAACCATTTATGATGAAAAAGTCAAGTTTTTAATAAATCTCTCGGTCTCAGTATATCCTCCAATGTATTCATCATCAACGATAACTTGTGGTACAGTAGAAACTTTTTTACCAACATCTTCACTCATTTGTTTGAACAATTTCTTATCACCTGAGATATCAATTTTCTCAACTTCTATACCACTATCCGTTAAATTTTTTATTACTCTATCACACCAAGTGCAACTTGATGTGCTGTATACTTTTGCATTCATTTTTTCCCCTTTAATTGTTTTTTGAAAAGATCCCACGTTAGAATCTTAAAATCGTTTCCGTCTTCTTCTTCGTATTCAGCAACATTCTCTTTATCAATCACTTCTTTGTCTGACAAATCCTGCATCACCGTGACCGTTCTTGTAGCCATTTTTCTCTCTTTACGATAATCCCTCAAAGAGATATTTGCAGCTATAACCAAGACAACTGCGAGAGGGTCAAAAACAAAGATGAGAAGAATAATAATCCAACGAACTGCCTGTTCAAGTTCACGTTCACTGACATCATCATATAACATCGAAGCAACATAACGAATTGGGCCTGTTTCAACCTCCGCAAGATTGATTTCCGTTTTCATACTAAACTTCTCATCTGTAAAATTGTCTATTTCTTTTTCTAATCCTTGTATTTTTGTTTTCAGGAGATTAGTTTCATTCTCCATCTCTCCAATTTTTTGTAATCCTTTACTCACTGCACCAAGTTCAATGTATCTCTCAAATGCTTTATCTAAAATATCTAATCTACTTTGGTGTCTACCGATTTCTTTTTGTCGTTGTTCTACCTTGAGTTCTATTCGTTGTATTCGTGACTCTAATAGAGCAGTGGGTGACGATTGAGTAATGTGAGCCCGAGAAAGAAATCCAAATATACCAAGTGAGGTTATCAACATCAAAATAATAATTGCAGAGATAAAATAGGATTTCATTATAATCGGAGAAGTTTTCCAGTTGGTAAATGTCCAACTTGCACAGATTAATTTTCCCACCTCCAATACCGCGCCCATTACCACAATTGCGGTTGTCGCACCAGCAAAGATTGCCATCAAACCAACGATAGAATAATATGCAGCTACAACTGAAATAGCAAGCGCTGTTGCTAAAGTGAGAAGTCCGAAAAACATTAATTACCGAAAAAACTTTCCAAATTTGAAATGTGTTCTGTTTGCCACCCCACAGCATCCAAGATAACTTTCATCGGTTCAATAAACGATTTTGAAAACATCTTATCATAGTCAATAAACTCTTGTAACTCAAACTCTTTAGGAAGTTGATTCAAAATCCCAATCACTTCTCCACCAGTAGTATTCTGTTTCTTGAGATAAGCAAACTTTATCTTCTCACCATCTTTGATTGTAGGATAATCATTTACTAGTTTGTGATCTTTCAAGAGTTTGTTGTAAAGCAACGCAGCTTTGACATGAACAGGAGCACCTTTCTTGTGAAGATGAGCAGCATCGTGATATTTCTCAAGACCACGAACCGAGCGAGGAAAGAAGATTTCTTCTGCTCCCAATGTCATAAACTCTTTACGAAAATCATCAATGTATGATATAACATCATCTTCAGTTCCATTCATAATAATCTTAAAGAGATGTTTCATCTTCTCTTTACAAGCAGTGGGCGTTGAACTTCTTATTGCATCCACTCCCATCATTTTGAGTTTAGGTTCTTCGTATCTCACACCCTCTGAATCATACACATTCAAAATGTATCTCTTCTTGGCTGTCCAGAGTGCTTTGTCTGCAAGATTCTCTCGTTTCATTACCATCTTCTGTTCAAACGCATTTACATAAGAACCAAGATTATCATAAGATTTATCAATAACCTTTTCCATCTGCTCAGCACAAACCTTATCGAGAAAATCAATCACTTTGTTCTTGTCTTCTATGTCATCACCATACACTTGTTTCACAAGGTCATCCATGCAGATATAAACGGAATCAGTATCTACCGCAACAACATAATCTTTTTCTTCTTCTGGTTTTAGAACCTCATTCAGATAACGATTGATTTCTTTCTCAATCCACTTGATAGACAACTGGCCTGAAGTAGTAATGGCTTCTGCGATTCGTTGATCAAAGTATCGGAAATGTTGATTACCCATCGCACCAAATGCCGAGTTGAGAGTAATCTTTAGATTGTTCTGCATATTGTGATACTTGGAAATGAGATGAGATAGTTTTCTCTTTTCTTTTCTATCCTTCTCTTTCTCCAACTTCTTCTTTGCTTCGATCATCAACAATTTGTATTTGACACGATTGTCATATAGTTCTTGCATCATCTCTGGAAGAAAACCTTGTTTATCCGTCTTGTAAAATTCGTTGTTAGGAGTATAGGTTACTTTGTATTTTGTCAGTGCTTGTAAATCCATTGATTCATCCAGCAATCCATTCACACCTGGCCGTGTGTCTTTGATAAGTTGTAACTCTTTTGGCAACTCATCAGTAATCAAAGTTTCAGGAGAAATATTGTAACCCATTATGAGATGAGGATACAACGAATTCAAGTCAAAGTTCACAACCCAATTATGAGCACCAATTTGTGGGTCTTTCACATACGCACCTTCAAATTGAGAATCTTTACTGGAATGTGTTTTGGGTGGAATTACAATGTTCTTCCTCAGAAGATTGTTGTAAATCAGAGTATCCCACATCCGAACTTGACCGAATGTATTGCTGTAATTTACTTTACTCAGATAAGCAAGTGAGATTACCATTTCAAGTAGTTTCATCTTACCTTCAAGTTGTTCTACCAACTCCACATCTTTGATATTATATTCTATGAACTTCTGATAATCGTTTTTGTAAAGAAGATGGAGAGAACCCTGCTCGGAATAATCCAATTTACGTTCACCCAATTCTACAAAGGCGATATGGTCAAGTCGATACGACTCTTGGTTGATGTAAGTAAATTTACGATATGTAGAAAGATAGTCAAGAGTTTCCACACCCATAATAGAATATGCCTGAAGTTCCTTACCTCCCATACCATACATTGTGTACTCTCTTACCTTTCTCCAAGGCGAAAGTAATTTCGATGGGTCTTTTCTAGCATCAAATAATCTTTTAGCACGATTGACAAGATAAGGAATATCAAATGTCTCTATGTTCCATCCTGTGACAATATCTGGAGATTCTTTATCCCATATCTCAAAGAACTTCTGTAGTAATGCTCGTTCACTATCGAATCGGAAATAGAAAACATTCTTTCTATCGTGAACAAATTCACCTCTACCGAAAACAAAACACTTCTTGTCAACCTTGATTGTGATTGCTGTTACTTCTTCGTTAGCAGTTTCGATATTAGGAAATCCATTCTCAGAGCCAGTCTCAATATCAAGATAAGCAATACGAATCTTCTCAAAGTCATAGTTGATATGTTCTTCTGGAAAGTGTTCTGCGATAAAAGAGAACTCCCATTTATCATTACCGTAAATACTGAAGTTGTCGATATCTTTGTATTTGCGAATGAAGTCGCGACACTCTCTCATAGTTCCTGGCTGGATTTCTCCAACTGGTTTACCTTCTAGAGTGCGAAATTTTGTTTCTTCTTTGGTGGGTATGAATAAGGTAGGGTGGTATTCTATTCGGTCTTTGAATCTTTTGCCGTCAGAAGAGATACCACGAAATAATATATTATTTCCTAGTGTTACAACGTTAGTGTAGAAACTCATTTATGTTTTTTCATCAAGATTATTTTGGATATAGTTTGACTGATTTAATTTATTATAACATATTTTAATGTGATTGTCAATCCAATTCTTTCGTGTATTGAATTGACCTATGAAAAATAAAAATCTTAAATACGTTTTCCAAAAATATTTCATATTCTTCTCCTATGAGAGAAGTCCTGACTTATAACTTGTCTTTCCATTTACTCTCAGTGCTGTCATTGTTTTATTACGATTACTCCCATCAAGAACATAAGAGCAATGAATCCATCCACTATTTGGGTCAACACCATCATAAAATTCTAAAATGAGTTGGTCAAATTCTAAATTTTTCTCTATCCATTTTGCGAGGTTTGGATTGGAAATTCGTGTCGATTCAAAATCTGCTGCTTGACCATTACAATGCTGACTTGTAGCCGAACCACCCACTGCCTTGTTCAATGCAGGAGAACGATATCCGCTATTGATACGAATAACTCCAAATTCTTCTCTTACTGGTTGTAAGATAAAATTACAGAGATTTGTTAAATTGATAACGTGTTCTCTTGATGCATCATTTGATATACCCAAACGATCAGCTGTTGAACTTTTTATCATTTCTTGATACCCAAAGTTTTTTGATAGGTGACCATTGTAAGGTGGTATCTTGACTGCCATTTTACTTATCTCCATTTATTATAAAATGGTTGGTGAAATATAAAAATCCACCAACCATTAATTAAAATCAACCCCCAGCTGGTTTTGTACCAGTAGTTTCGATTGGTTCAATCGCACTTGCAAGAATTTGAGTAAACCTCGACATTCCTTCAGTTGGTGGTTTTTGTGTTGCGGTACATTTAACATGATATTTTGCTGAAAAGTCAGAACCTCTGGTTTGTTCTTTAGAGGCACTTACAGATGCAGTTGATTTATAACTTGCTTCTACCTTTACCTTAACTCCCCATCCGCTATAGCCAACTGAAGCTTTTACTGCAGCTTCGTGAGCACTTTTATTTTCAGTAGCAGATTTTTCTTGAGATGACTGTTTCACTTCCATAGAAAATTCAATTTCCATATCTTGCATGGAAAAGTTAGGAATTTCTACTAGAGTAATTGGTGAAACTTGTAGAGTTTGTTGTAATTTTTCTACAGCACCTGTATCTGGATTTTTTACTAAACGATCTACAATAACTGGAATTAATTTTGCTGTCACTCCGTCTTCTTGAAATGCCATTTGATTGACGAAATCCATTGTAATTTGTGCTAGTTTTGCTTGTCCTTTTGCTGCACCTATTAGTGGTCCACCTATCAATTCTTCAATCGGTAATCCAGTAAATGCACTCATATCTGCCATAACTCTCCTTTTTTATGATGGTAATAATTTAATCAGTTGATCTTTAATTCTAGCCAAACCTTCTGGTGGAGCGTTACCATTGAATACCACCCGAATTTTAGCCATTTCTTTGCCTCCATTACGATTACTCATATCCGTACCCAGCCTTCTCAAAAATCCTTTTTTGGGTGCGGGTTTGGGGTCACCCATAGATAGAGCGACCTGCATTTCTATTTCTACTTCTTTGATACTTAAACCATTGTGAGGAACTAAAGTTATGGCGGGAATCATAGTTGGTTTCATCTCACCATTACTAGCAGGAAGAGTGAGCGTAATCATTTTTGGTTTGCCCTCTTCATCAAAATAATCCTTAGTCACCTCTTCTAAATAATGTTGTTCTATAACATTTTGTGCTTCTACTACAGAACTGTACACTCCTTGAAACAGAGCATCTAATCCACCAGTATCTTCTACTTTCGGATCATCATCTAACTTATCTGGATGTCCAGTGTATTTGTTATCCATATTATCTCACTTTGTATTATATAAAACTTGGCTTTATATTTTATTTATATCAATCGAACCAGTAGTAGGATCATACGAAACTGTAAATGTTGTTTCTATTGGTTTGAGAGTTCCATCAGCTTTAACGATAGGCAAATTTCCATCAACAGCAGCCATCAATGCTTCTTTAGCAGTTGTAAATTGATGTGCTGGGTCTTCTTTTATAAATTTATCTAATTCTTTTTTTGCATCTTTTGGAAGTAAATCATCTATCATACTTTCCACGTGCTCAGTTGCTAAATCTGTTGCTTTGTCCATGACAAGACTAGAAATAACATTAAACAATAATAAAGGTAACATAATAATCTCCCAATAATTTAAAATAAAAAAACCCTTCCAAAGTATATAGTTCTCTGGAAGGGAGACAAGAAATTACTTCTTCTTGTGTTCAATCACATTTGGATTTGTGATTGGAATTATTCTTGGTTTCTTTTCATCTGGAACAACTCTTTCCAAAGTGATGTTAAGAAGACCATTTTCAAACTCTGCACCTTTGACAATAATGTCATCGGCCAGAGAAAACTTACGAGAGAAAGAACGATTCGCAATTCCTCTATGAACATAATCTGGTGTATCCGAGTTTTGTTTTCCCTTTTCATCAGTTGAACGAATAGAAAGAACATTTTCCGTAAGTTCTATTTCAACATCTTTTTCCGAAAATCCGGCAAGTGCCAGTTCGATGACAAAGTTGAAGTCATCTTCTTTTCGGATGTTGTAGGGTGGATAAGACCCATTCTCTTGTTGTGGGAAGTTTGCGACACGATTGAACATAGAATCAAATCCAATGGATAATCCCATGAATCGTTCTAAATCGTTTGCGGTAAATGCTGAGTGT